GTTGTTGTTACCGTTGGCTTAACAAAGGCGCACTGACCGCTACCAGTATCAGTAAATGCAAAGCGAACCATGTGACCATCAGGCCAGTCGGTAAACCTGCTAGATTTGGTGCTCGTTGACTCACCAGACCCGCTTATCTCTATTGACCTAGCAGAGCCTTCATTTTCTAATATTGTGATACCATCAACCGAGGTTTCAGACCATATATCTATGCGTGATGTGCCACCTGAATTGTCAGGGTAAAAACTAAAAGTACCAATCACATCTACATCAAACCCTGTATTGTTCAGCACCGCTCCAGTATTAGCCCAAGGGCCAGTTGTAACCAACTCAAAACCACCCTCCTGCGTGTCCATTATTAACCCCGTGATAAAGGTGGGGCTGGCTGCGTCTGTAGATATACCATCAGTTGCAGGTATCCTGTCCTCAGTGTATACGCGGAATGATAGCGTCCTATCCTCATCTAAAACAGCTTGCACCATATTACCCGTCAAAACTGGATCTACAGAGTTGGGTGCTGTTTTTGCCTTGTACTCATCTATTAAATCTTGTGCGCTCATGTGTATTGCTCCGTGTATTGCTCAGTGTGAATTCTTTGTGTTGCGTCTGCGACTATCTTGTAGCCATAGGGTGAACCTGTGGGCGGTGTCATCGCGTCAAGTACGTTTGTGCCCAATGCTGCATACAGTAAAGGGTAGACGTTTTCATCAAATGTCTGTCCCATATCCAAATAATCGTGCTCTTTTACACCGTTGATGATTATCTCTGTTTCATCGGTTAATTTTACGTGGTCAATCCATCCATTAGGCATGTTTTTCTCCTATGTTAAATCGGCAACTATGCGATAAGGGCATAGTGGGTCTGGTGAGGTCATTATGGGTGTCGCGCTTACTTGGGCGTACTCGTAAACCCTGTCATTGCTAGCCCCTACAGAAAACAGATTCACGCCTCTTGATGTTAGCCCTCGCATTGTTGTGTCCTCTGCGGATATGTTACCAGCAAGGCCAATATAGACCCCTTGTTTGCTATACACGTTCACCTCGTCCTTAACACCCGCACCCCCTTCAGTAACAAAGATTTCACTGCCAATCACTGCGATGCCTGTGTTTGGTTTTATTGCGGGAAAGCTAAACCCTGTGTATACAAAGTCCGAATCGTACTGGTATACTCGCTCCGTTATTCTTCCGCACGCCCAGAAATAAGTACCGTCCCATTTTATGGCGCGCATATCTCCATCCTGTGCAAGGAGGCTGCGGGACTCTCCAGCGTAGCCGCCTGTTTTGAAATACTTGTAATACATGCTTTGAATTCCGTCGCTATCACCCCTGTCCTGTATCCACAGAAAGCTATCCTTAGCGGTCAATCCGAAGATGCGCTCATACTGACCATGAGTCGCGCTTGCGTCGATATAAAAACCAGTGTAAACCCCGTTAGAGTCAAACCTCCAAACCCTCGGCACTTCGATTATAGGTCCTCCGAATCCACTAACCCAAAAATAAGTGCCGTCCCAATCTATAGCGTATTGCTCTATATTGACTACTGAAACATCAAAACTAAACCCTGTATAATCCAGTTGCCTTGCTATCGCGTAATAGAGCGGGTGTGTATTTTTATCAACAACGCCACCATCAGCAAGCAACAAGTCATATTTATCAACCCCATTCTCTTGATATTTCTCGCTTGGGTCTAGCACTGGCTCGCCTATGCTTGGAAAATTATTCATTTATGCGCCTCCTGTGTAATCGGCTACTATTTTGTAAGGATGAGGTGAACCTGTCTCTGTTGGCAAAACTGGCGTAATCAGTGACGGATATATGACAGCTAGTAACGGGTAAGTTGTACCACTGAATGCTGTACCTTGTGGTAGTAAATCATACGTAGGAACTCCCTCACTATCCACCCATACACTCTCACCTGTGATTATTGCTCTGCCTATTTGTACACCCGTAAATGCAACTACACCACTTGCAGATTCAACTTCAACATTTACAATATATTTACCACTATTCTCAAGAGTGATCGAGAATAAATCTGTACCAACAAATTCGGTATCAGGTGTGTATTCCGCGATGTAAGGAGAAAGGGGTACCACTTCACCGTCATTTCCATCCTCAACTGTATCTATTGTAGATCCGCTTGCACTGACATCTACAAGTAAAGTATTACCTTCTGTAATAGTTTCGTATAGAACTACATCTTCTGGTATAACTTTAACATTCACAATGTACCTACCTTCGTTTGTAAGTATTACTGTGATCACTTCTGTACCTGCAAAGGTGCCATCAGGTACATACTCTGCTACATAAGGTGAAAGTTGTACAACGTTTCCGTTCTCTACACCTTCAATGATATATATAGGTGATCCACTTGAGGTTACATCGATCAGCAAAGTACCACCTTGTGTTATTTCTTCGTATAAGACTACATCTTCTGGTGTGTCTGGGGTAATTATGTACGATAATTCATTTATTTCCCAAGGTAGTAACGTGTCGTTTTTAACTTGAGAAGAAACACCATTTACGGAAAGTACTTCGGAACCTATACCATCTAAACTGACCTCGAATAGCTCACCTGTAGAGACGAAAAATTCCTCTATACTTTCCCATTCAAGCACTTCTCTACCTACAGTGTCTGGATCTAAAGCTCCTATCTGACCTGATGAAGCTACGAAAAGAGGTGTTGGTGTTGTGTATTCTTTTATAACCAAATCTAAAGTTGAAGATACAGATCCATCAAAAGCTTCAAATAAATCTACCACTGTAGTGGTTGTCTCCCAAGCAGGGAAGAAACACTTCTTATATGTATCTTGCAACAAGATCACTTTTGTGGTTACTGGTACGATCTCTTCAAACAAGAAATGTAGTGTTTGTGTTGCGTTTTTATTACCGTCAAAGATCAACTGTCCATAAGACAACACACCCTCAGCTATTCTTATTTTATCTGATTCAGTGTAAGTTTTAATAATGTCGTATATTACTGGTGCAGTTCCATCGGATGTGTTTATAGATACTTTAAGTTTTAATGCTGTTCGGTAAACTTCGTCTGTCCTTTCAAGTCTTGGCTCACCTACAATCTTACCTATATAATCTAACCAAACACCTGTCACATTAGTAAGGTTTTTCATGTGCGATAGTTCTGTTAAAGCATCCTCCACTTCTTGAAGCTCTTTCAGAAATACTTCTAGCAGATATAAAAAATCTTCTTTTGTCTTAAAATAGGTTACTACCCTATCTTTACCTCGTGTGACATGATCTATGTGATTTATAGCCATAAACACCTCCTTTTTAAGTTGTTACTGGAACTCTGCCACTTGTAAAGTCTAAAGTAGTGGTATTAGAAACCTCAATTTTTGCTGTTCCATACGTAGGGCTATCACCTTCATTATCAGTAACTGCTATCTCTATTTCACTTATGTAAACACCTTGTACTGTATACAAAGGGGCGTAGAATTTAGTTGGTTCAAAATCCTCACCTTGAGTCATTGCCGACCCAAAAGAAACCACAGCATTCTTCATCCGCTCTTCCCCATCTGCAGGGAAATACTCTTCTTCATTTATAGTATAAGTAACACGTACCCATGCGAACTTAATTACTGGTCTTGAGAATTTAACACCTTGAGTGTCACCGTTATCATCTATGATACTTTTAGAGATATTGCCGTGGGTCTGACCTGTTACAGGTTTAGTTCTCCACAATACCTCTGCAATACTACTTTCTGCTCCGCCACTAACGTGAGTCTCAAAACTTTTAGCTGGTATCCCTGTTACAGGATCATCGTTTAAAGTATCGTTAACTTCCACAAGTACGCTTGTAACACCGATTATTTCTGAGATAGAGGCTTCTATCGAAGGTTTGGTTGCCGTACCCGTACTTTGTTCGCGTAATGCCATCCTGATACGTAATTCTTCGTCTGTTTCTAGCTCTCTACCACTCTCAAAACCTGATGGGTTTGTTACACTGAATATACCAAGATTAGGAGTCACTAATGTTGTTATTGTATCTGGGTAAAACTCTAAAAAACCTTCCTCTGCAGATGTACTTGCTATAAGCATACCTACAGAAACTAAGGTAAGGTTTGCAGAGTTTGTGGTAGTAAGTGTATTATTGTAGTCCTGATAAGTTATTAACAGTACTTCATCTTCAACCGTATTTACCGTGTTATTGTTAGCATCAATACTAGTTTTCAGTAAATCCAACACCTCTGTCACTGTACTGCCTGTACCACTGTTTACAGTATTCTCTACACCTTCAACGTAGATAGTGTAATCTGTCTCGTCTTGCACAGAAGTTATAGTAAAAGAGGAACTGTAACAGTTCGCCCTATTCAATACACCCTCTACATCGGTAAGGACAGCCCTTCCACTCTGATCTTTACAAGCAGTAGCTTGTGTGACAGTTGTTCCTACGTTACCTTTGAACCAAATATTACCTTTAGCACCAGAAGCGGTTTGTCTTGTTAGACCCACCAACTCTGCTAGGTAATCTAAATAAAGCCCTGATGCCGTATCTCTATTCTGTGAGTCTGTTACTTGTTGACCTAAATCCCACACATCTTTAGTACTAGCAGAGATAATACTAGCTAACTCACCAAACACACTTTCAGGGGTTGTAGGAAAATCCTCCCCATAACCCTCTTTTGCTCGTGCAGAAGCTTCTTCAATTAATTCTGTAAAGGTTTTAGTTTCCCAACCTTGATCTGTTACACCTGCCATAAATTTACCTTAAGTTTTAGTAGATATAGCCTACGCTGTTCTCTTCCATAAATTAACTTTAATTTGAGCACCACGTACATCTAGAGTAGCACCTGCTGTACCTTCATTAGCTGTAGAACCTGAAACAGTGATCGAAGGATCAGCACTACCTGTTGTACCAGAGACTGAAATTGTAGGATCAGCACTACCTAGACTACCACCTAGTGTGATCGTAGGTTGAGCGCCACCTAAACTACCACTTACAGTAATAGAAGGTGTCTCTTCAGAAGAAGGTAGTGATGTGGTTGACACAGCTGCTGTAGTTGATCTTGCAGGGATTTCTCCCACTTGTTGTTGCCCATCAAACTGTAGACCTAAATCCTCAGTATGTGAATGTGGGTCTTGCGTTGCTGTCAGACTACTTGTATCATGACCATGCATCGGTTGTGTTGCTGTTAGTCCAGCTGCACTATGTGTGTGACTACTTTGGTTGGCAGAAATTGTACCTGAACTATGTGTGTGACTACTTTGATCAGCGGATAAACCACCTTTGTCATGGTTATGTTCTGGTAGAGGGACAGTTGGTGTATTATTACCTGTTGCCGTACCACTCAGTACAGAACCATCACCTAGTGCTAGACTTGCATCACCAGTTACTAATAACCAAGTTTGCCAAGGGTATTGTACATTAGGATCTTTAGCGTCAAAGCGTAAAAGCGCATCACCTATTCCGTAGATATTATCAACTACTGATCTGAAATCCTTAGAAGGAGTATCGATCAAGTTACTATCAGTACTAGGTACTGATGCTGATGAGGTGTAAGGTAATGGTACCCCCACTTTTACAAAATAAACTTTACCTTGATACGTAGTGAATACGTCAGTAGAAGGGAAAGTCGATCCCGCTGTGTGATCCCCTAATCTAGAGTATCCATTTCTTTTAGCCCAAGATAAGGTACTTGACAGTTCTAGGGGGATACGTTTATCTGTAGTGCCTTGTCGTAACAACATTTCATCTGTTGTATTTAATACCTCTGTAGGTATTAGGTCTGGTATCTGTGCCATTTAGTATTCCTTTGTTGTTAGAGTTCTAAGGTATAAGGAGGGAAATCTATCATTTCTCCATCTTGACCTGTTATTTTCGGGGAGTATGTTAAAACGCGATCTGCTTTATTAAAAGTGTAAGAAGATTTTACCTCTGCTATTCGGTCAAAGGTTAATAAATATTTATCAATCTCCTTGACTATATACTGGGTCGTGGTATTATCTTCTTCGCCTAAGAAGTATACGATATCTGTTGTACCTAACTCTGGGTTTCTTAACCAAGGTAGTCCATAGTTTATATGAGAGAAGAATTCACCTAGGTTTATAGTTAAACCTACTTCTGTTCTTTGTCTTAACTCTTCTACTTCACTGACCAGTACCAGACCGCCTTCTGTAATTAAATCACCTGTTAGTGTGTCTAATCCTATATCCATAATTAAACCTTGTAATTATCTTTGTATAAGAGTATTATAACATTATTGATAATCATTCTCAATAACACATAAAAGAAAACCACCTAGAAAGGTGGTTTAATATGTTAGTCAGTCTCCGACAAAAACGAAGTCACTGCCTGTTGCTATAGCATCTCCACAATCCATAGAGTCACCTATCCTACTCATAGGGTTACCGTCAATATTTACAAAACTTGAGCCTTGTGATACAACAGGAACATGAGGTGAAGGGTTGTCACCTGACTTTGTATGTACTGCAAAAGTATGACCTACATGTATAGCTGGATTACTATCAATAAATACAAAGTCACTACCTTCTGTAGATGCAGTGGGATGCCAAGTACCATGCCCAGTTGATGTGGCTACATGTGACGATGCTGCTGGACTACTCATAATTGCTCTCCTATCTTTTCCTTAAGGGTTGCCTGATTACTATCGTAGGATTGTTGGACTATGACCTTATAAGAAGCAACTTCTACATGAGGTATTAACAATTCATCTGTCCAATCACAAGTGCATTCTATAGTCCACTCTATCACTGTTCTAGGATCAGGTATCATAGCTGTCATAATACTACCTGCAGGAACATCATCCCACAGAGAAACGTTTACACTATTGAAATTTTCATCTAGGTAAGTTAACCTTTCTAAAGGGTACACTCCTGTGAGATCACCTTTCGGAGTCTCCACTATAATCCCTGATAGGTCTGCAGATACAGTAAACACTGTTTGAGGTTCACCTACCACTACAGCAGAGTACAGGTCAATTACTCCTAAAGGAGGTACTGTGTAAGTAATTAATTCGTTGATCGATCCTAATTCATCTCCTTCATATAAAGGAAGTGTTGGTAGTGGATTCCAAACCATAACCTACCCCTTTTCTAAGTTTATTGTTGGGGCTGTTAAAGTCATACCACTACCAGAAGTAAGGTTCATCGCTCCACCAGAAGTAATGTCTATACCTGCATCTGACTTAATCTCTATATCACTTTTAGAGGTGATACTTACTTTACCTTCAGGAGTTATTACTATATTAGTGTTCGGACCTTCTATAATCAAATCTGTCAAGGAAGGTTTAGTGTGATTTTTACGAGTACCACCATCCAGTGTTACCCAACAGTCCTCTATCTGAGCAACCTCATTAATGTTTATATCGACAGGAGAACCATCTCCATCTAAGTAGTCCCCTAAATCGCGGTGAGACCAACTGAGACGTACATTATCTCCTACCTGTACTGGTTGTTTAACTCTAAAACCACCGCTGTTAGGGAGCGATACAAACACCTTCTTAAGAGTTATACTTTCTAGTATTAGATTATCCCTTTCTACATAGATATCATTTATACTAGCCTTTACGTCAAGACATTGTATACTCTCATAATCTTGTACACCAACAACTACCGCAGGAATACCCTTAAAATTGTGATTACTGGATTGATTACGTCTACCAAAAATGTTATCTTTCAAGGACTTTGAGTTGAAGTCATAAATGATAGGAGTATTAGCTGATTTATTCATTGCGTGAGATCCTCTATATCTAGTACAACATCCCAAGCATTACCTTTACTTTGCAGTATCATACGTCTACCTTTAACTATGTAAGTACCTGAGAACTCTTTAAGAACATCTGTAGTAGGAATAGTTATGAATTGACCGATCTCTATAGGTAAATAGAATGTGTTTATTTGTAACTTCTTAATCTTATTCTGAGGTTCGTCACTGCTTTTCTTAGTGTAGTCTGACCTGTCAATCACATTTTTGATACTGTCAGGATCTAAGGTAAAGTTAGTCCTAGCGAAATCGTCATAGTCTTTACCTTTCAGACGATAAGGTATTATGTACATTTTGTTATTGGACATTACATACTCAAGATTATAATAGTTCATAAGATTTTCCCAGTGGGTAATCAAAGTCCCTGTAGCACCAGTACCTCCCGTTTTAAACTTACCCTTCAACTCCTCCAGCCCGTATGTAGCTAGTGATGTTGCAGGAAATCTCTTAGCCATATCAATAATTACATCCCTTTTTGACATACTTTCGTCATAGTGGGTATTGATCATAGTGTTACGTATTGCATTGCCTTGAGCTGATAATTGTATCTTATAAGCAATGTCAGGTGGGTTTCGTAAGGGCAGTACACTCACAACATCACCCGTGTAAGTCTTCGTTAGTTTACCTTCGTACCCACATTCTACAATACATACACAATTGGGCTGGAACAATACACGTTTTGCTTCTTCTGATAAATTGTGAAGTGTTATACTAGATCTCTCACTAGATGCACTGTTACTAGAAGCTATTTGTTGTGAATCAAAAGAAAATGTAAAACCCCTCGGATCTTCTAGATTGCTCATCTCAAAAGCATCAGAAGGGATTGTATCTCCGTTATTCTCTGGTATTGCAAACTCAGGAGATACTATAGTAGAAGGTATAATATAGTCAGGTTTATAATATTCACGAACACCAAGTGTTATACGGTACGTCCTGTTCCAATTACTCTTCCAAGGTATTTGTTTAGGCATTTATAACTCCGATTCGTAAGATTCATACTCTGTTTTTGTGAAATATACAAGGACAAAACGTTTACCTTGACCTAAATCATAACGATCAGGTAGTTTGTAGTTGTACCTGTCAGGGAAATCTGTATCATGCAAGAACAGGTACCCTGTAGGTAAATAATCAACACCATTAGTGTACTTAAAATAGTTTTGATTAGGCATCAACTTACGTTCACCATACAACTTTGCTTCTGTATTATCAGCTAAACTTATATTAAATATTTCTGGATCGTAGATACCTAGTTGCCAGTTAGACCTGTCATTGTAACGTAACCTAAACGTGTACAGGTTGTTTTCAAGCGTAACCTTGATCACTTGATCTAAATTATCTTCGGTATCTATATTAAGTACCTGTGCCATTCTGAACCCCCGCTTTGTAAGTAGACATGAATTCGTTATATCTCTCAACCAGAGAATAAACAATAGATGAACTTTCATTTTTATCTTTATTCTCTTTAGACCCATCACCACTATCTGTTCTAGAAGATGTAGTAGGTTTAGTTGCCTCTGAGGATATAGGTGCTAGGTAAGAGGTCTTAGCTGATTCTGAGACAAAAGTCTGTTCAAAAACCAAACTTACAGTAGAAGCATCACTAAACCTATCAACAAGCACCTCAGCACTTGAGATTACACAATCTTCGTAATCTATCAACAGAGGTTGTCCATCATCCTTAACGTATAGAGTGAACCTTTGACGGTTCCTTCTAGATGCATGTAATGCTTCTAATAACTCTACAGGGTTTAGATTATTTTCTTGTGATTTAAGTTTAGAATATGTAACCATACCTTGTACAGATATAACAGCGTTACCTTCTATCACATCATCAGAAACAGCCTTACCAGACATAGTTGAAGACTTGGCTACCTTAGAAGGGAGGCTAACTGATACACTAGCCTCTGAGTCCAATGATACTCTTGTCTTACCGTCTGTAGCAAGGAAAAATACCATTGCCATTTTTACACCACCTTATTAATAATTACTTGAGAAGTGACTTTGTGCTATTTGTTGTTGGAGTGCTTCTGACTTAGAAACAGAGGTAGCTATTACCTCACCATCAACTACTAGTGTGTTGTTATTGTGAACAACTACAGGTTGAGTTCCATATGAACCACTCTGCGCGACACTAGTATTAGGAGTTTTACCTGATAGTAAATTCGCACCAGAGTAAATACCTGCACCTATTGCGTTATAAGCACCACCGCTAAGGAAACCACTCATCATATCAGATATCACACCACCCGCATCTTTACCTAAAACACCACCTTCTTCTTTTGCCTTTTCAGGATCAATCCCTAACACCTCACCGATAAAAGTTTTCTTTCCTGTAGGGGTAATCAGTTCTGCTAATTCTTCAATTAACATCAAACCTGAGGCGATTGCTGCTAATGTACCTACAACAGGCCAGAGTGAAGCGTTTATTGCTAAACCAAGTAGACTGAATGCACCTGTTAGTGACTTAATCATAGCTAACATTGCTATACCTGCAAGACCGAAGGTTACACTTGTTTCACCAAAAACATCATTTAGTGAGTTAAGAATACTACCCAAAGCTGAGAATGTAGGGTTAAGAATATTCTTAACGAACCATGCTATACCCTTGAAAACCTTACCTGCTACCTTACCCATAGAGATGAATAAAGTTTCATTCTCCATAAGCATATCACCAGTAGCCTTAAATAACTCGGTAAGACCTTCTGACCAACCAGATTTAAACATCGTATCCGCAGCCATTTGTGCAGCAGTTACCATCTGATTCATAGCTACTCGGTTAGATTTCATGGCATTCTCTAAACCACCGTTAGCTTTTGCTGCTTCACTCATTCTTTTTGCAAAAAACGGTAAAACTTTTGATGAGATTAAACCACCTGTTTGTTGTAACGCCATCATTTCTTTGACTGTGCCATTAACAGTTAAACCTGCATCTTGTGCAGCTTTGCTCATTAATTGTATAGCATTGGGCATAACTTCACCCAGTTGTAATTTTCCTTTATATTCAACAATTGCCGTAACACAACTGCCAGTTCTCATCGCTTCTCAGCGGAACTTCTTAAGGTTTCAATCTTAAGAGTAGACTATATCTTCGCCTTCAGCATAACCTGTTAAGGGGTGTATTTTCGAGTACCATACACTTGTACCCTACGCCTTTCGGCTAGTCGTTGAAGGTCTTGCCTTCTTTCTTTCAGATTTAGAAATATACTTACCTACCCACCATGTATAGTTGTTACTGATAGCTTCATAAGAATTTCTGTATTTAATGTTATTTACTGACTTCTTGGTTACAAATTCATTATCAGAGTAAAGGTCACAAACCTTTTTACACCCTAAACCAGATTCTAAATGTTCACATATTTCTACAACAACATCTTTTGTTATACCTATTTTTGGCTCTGGTTGTAGTTTATAATCTTTAGAGACCCAAGAGTACAGTGCACCAGTCCTGAGCTTACTTATCTGATTCTTGGTCACACCCGTAAGTTCGTATATCTTCTGTGTGGTATGACCTTCCTCCACCAAACTACAAACTCTGTGTATATCTTCAACAGGCAAAGATCTTCTATGAGAACTCGCATGTGCAGGCATATTAAACACATAATGGTCACTGTTTTCTTTTGGTGTCACCCACTCCAAGTTAGTGTAGTGGCAATTAGATTTATCTAGATCTTTATGGTTCACTATTAAACCTTCTTCGTATGAATCTTTCAAGAAAGCTTTAGCGGTAAGTGTGTGACAATTCCTGTAAATATTTTTACCATCATCATCTCTTAAACTAACACCCCAATAACCACCTTCATATATTCTTCTAGATAACCACTTGTCAGATTTGTAACTGTAAACTTCTCCATACTCATTTACCGAATAGTCTGGAAACTCTTCTATAACTCTTAACATTAAATATCCTCCTGAAAGAGGCACTTTCCTAACGGATTACCTCATCTCAACACATTTTTACCGTACCAAACACATTACTGTTTGCCCCTACTATCATATTACTATGGTAGGTTGGTAGTGTCAAGCTCTAAAAGGCTTTCCCGTTTTAACTCACTTTATTTAGACACATTTCTGTGAATGGAACCTTATAAGTTATTGATAACTAAAGTTAAGTTCCTCTGCTGTCACGTTTCCTTTACTCATCATCTGTTGAAGAGCATTTATTGCTCTTGAACCTTCCTCAGAGGATAATCCTAGCAAAGTACTCATTTCTGCTATACCAGTGAATGCTTTCTTTGTATCTTCTAGAGACATATCACCTCTAGCTGCATTCATCTTAGCGAAACCTTTAGCAGACTCTTTCAAACCAAGGCCAAGCCTATAAGCTTCTTTCCTTACAAACTCTAAATTTTCACCTGCTTGTTTACTATCTTTACTTACAGCTAACATTGTGTTACTAACAGCTTCAAAATCTTGACCTGTTTTAGTAACAAAGACACCTGCAGCACCTATTGCGAACGCACTAGCCATATTCCCTAGTATTTGTTGTGAGGATGATTTCATACGTTTAGCTACAAAGGATTGCTTCTTCATAACCTTTAATCTTGCACGTTCTTGTGCTACAATCTTACGTACCTCTGAGGCAGTTTTAGCAACAGCTATTCTACGTTTAATATCTGCTTGGACTTGTTTAGTGGCATGTTTTGCACTTTTCTCAGTCATCAAGGCAGAGTTTCTTACAGCTTCTTTAGCACGTTCTAAAGCCTTGGCTTCTGCTTTCCTAGCATTAAGGATCTTGTTAGTATCCTTAGCCATAGCTGCACCGAGTTGTTCTTGCTTGTCACGTTGATCTTTCCAGTAAGCGTCTCGTTGTTTCTTCTGATTACTCTGGTGGGTATTGACTTTCTTAAAATGAGCATCAGCATCTTTAGAGAGTTGTTTATAGTAATCACGCATTCCCTCTGCACCAGTAGGTGCTGTTATACTTGATACACTCTCTTTAAAACCCTTATTAGCCCTAGACATTTGTGCTTTCTTGTCTTTGTCAGGTATCTTAAGTGCTTTCCTCTCTAAGGCTTCGTAATGCGCCCTCATACCCGCTACACCAGTAGGTGATGTCAGACTTGATATCGCATTAGCTCTTGCAGTCTTTCTTTGCTGTTTTAATCTGGCTTGATCTTTTTTGAAGTTAGTTTCAGATTGACGTTCTAGATCCTTATAGTGAGCTTTAAGATCCTCTTTCTCACCTCTTAGACTAGCCCTCTTACTTTTACGTACTTTAGCATTCATGGTAACTTGCATACCATTAAGTTTCTTAGCCTCAGTCTTGAATTTCTTTAAACCTTTTAAGGCTTTGTCAAACTCAAGACTGATACCATACTTAGCTATATTCTCTGCCATTATGTCACACCTTTTGTTATACTTTCGTTAACCTTCTGTTGTCTTTCAATCCAGATTCGTCTATCGTCTTGGAATAAAACATAAGTTTCTAAAGGTAAGAACTGATCATAACTCCAGTCATAAAGGATAGTGTTTACATCTATATTGCAATAATCACTTCCTGTTAAATTATAAACTCTTGCATATGTGTCCAGTTCAGGGTGCTTTTCTAAAGCATACTCTATAACCCTTAGTTCCCATCTACGTTCAAATTTTTCTCTATCTGCGTTGCTAGAGGCTTCACTACTGTCAGCACCTTCTCGATGCTCGAACGTACAGTAGCTTGTTTCATAAAAAAATCGTACAGGTTCACCTTTGCACTTTTTACGATTACCTGTTCAAAATCTTCACCATATTCATCGAAGTGCTCACTCCAATCCGTAATCTTTTCATAATCACCAAACTCACCATCTTCTCTACGCTCACGGTAGTCAAAGTTAGAGAGTAGTTTCTCACATAAAGATTCAAAATGTTCATCTGAAAAGTTTGCTGATAGTTGTGAAATTGCACC